GGATTCATTCACGGATCCTAAAATCAGAAGAATCGTTGTAGTTGCATCGTCGCAAGTTGGAAAAACTGAAATTGAATTAAATATGCTTGGTTATGTAATCGATATAGATCCAGGTCCAATTCTTTTTATTATGCCATCGCTAGATAACGCACAAGATTTATCTAAACGTCGTATATCTGCAATGATTCGAGATACGAAACCGTTAAAACAAAAAGTATCCGAATCAAAAAGCAAAGATGGTAAAAACACAGTACTTAAAAAGCAATTTCCCGGAGGGATGCTAACAATCACTGGAGCTAACAGCCCAGCTTCACTTGCATCTATTCCAGCCAGATATGTGTTTGGCGATGAGCGTGATAGATGGCCAGCGTCTGCTGGGTCTGAAGGTGATCCATGGATGCTTGCTGAAGCAAGAACAACAACATTTTTTAACGCAAAACTTGTAGAGGTTTCTACACCAACGATTAAAGGTGCCAGTGCAATAGAAACATCCTACGATTTAGGCACAAGAGAACGATGGTGCCATTGCTGTAAAGATTGTGGTGAATATAATGACATCACTTTTTCAAATATAAAATTTGAGTATGACACTAAAAAAATCAAAGGAAAAAAACACTACATTGTGAAATCAGTTTGGTATATTTGCCCAACTTGCGGTTGTACATTAACTGAAAATGAAGTTAAGAAAGCACCATCAAAATGGATTGCAGAAAATGAGGACGCCTATAATCAGGGCGTTCGTTCTTTTTGGATAAACGCGTTCGTATCTCCATGGATGCAGTGGAACAAAATCGTACTCAAATTCTTACAAGCAAAGGATGATCCAGAAAGATTAAAGGTTGTGTACAATACTGTCTTTGGTGAGTTGTGGGAAGAACGTGGCGACATCGAGGATGAGGATGTATTAATCCAAAGACGCGAGGAATATGCGGCTGAACTTCCTGAAGGTGTCCTTGTCCTTACTTGTGGCGTAGATACTCAGGATGATCGTATCGAGTATGAAGTTGTCGGCCATGGTCACTATGGAGAAACGTGGGGAATAAGAAAAGGGTTTATTACTGGAAGACCTGATACCAAAGAAGTGTGGTCAAGGCTAGATACGGTGTTAGACAAGACTTATAAATTCAAGGATGGTACAGGACTAAAAATAGCAATTACATTTGTGGACAGTGGTGGCCACTTTACTCAAGAGGTTTATATAGCCTGCAAAGAACGACTCAACAAGCGCGTTTTTGCTATAAAAGGAAAAGGTGGCGAGGACTTACCGTTCACATCCCCACCTAAAAAAGTACCCATCAAGCAAAATAAAAAAGTGACTTGTTGGTTGTACATTCTTGGAGTAGATGCAGGTAAATCTAGCCTAATGAATGCGCTTAAAGTCAAAGAGTCAGGTCCGAAATTTTGTCATTTCCCTAATAACGATACTGCTGGTTATGATCATTCATATTTCAAAGGTCTTTTATCTGAACGTATGGTTCTCAAAAGAAAAAGCGGGAAAGACAGTTGGCAATGGGAGAAGATACCTGGTCATATAAGAAACGAAGCACTTGACTGTAGAAATTATGCTTTGGCAGCATTTAGAGTGCTTGATGTTGATTTAGATGCAGTAGAAAAACGGTTGAGGGAACGAACGAATCAACCAAAAAACAATTTAGCCTCTCAACAGGTTAAAAAGCCTAGAACTTCAAGCAAAATGAAAGACGATGATTGGTAGGTGATAGTTTGAATCGAATAGATTTTGAAGAAAAGTTAAGAGTGAAAAAAGAGAGACTTGATATTTATTACCAACGTGAAAAAGAGATGTTGAGTCAAGATGGTGTAAAAAGTTATGGCATAGGATCTAGAAATATTACTAGATATGATACAGCGCTCAAAGAGATCCAAACAGAAATTAAAAAACTTGAAAATGAAATAGATATTTTGAATGGACAATTAAGTGGTAGATCACCGAGAAAGTCTGTAGGTATCATTCCTAGAGATTGGTGATTGACTGGCGGAGGTGATGGCAATTAGAGATTCTTATAGAAGACGTGCAAGCAGTGGAACGGCGCATGCAGTGACGAATAAAGGCTACGGAGATGCTGGTGCATCTAGAAGAAAAAGGTCTTTAAAGGGCTTCACTGCAGAGTCAGGCAGTGCACGCGAGGATATTGACGAAAACAATTACACACTTCGGCAGCGTACACGAATGTTATATATGGCCGCACCGATTGCATCATCAGCGGTTAAAACGAATCGTACGAATGTTGTAGGCAGTGGACTAAAGTTAAAAAGCAGAATTAATAGAGAGCTACTTGGTTTAACTCAAGAACAAGCGGACAAATGGGAAAAGCAAGTTGAAGCTGAATTTGCATTATGGGCAACCAATAAAAAGTCGTGCGACGCAACAGGTGTTAATGACTTTTATGCTATGCAGCAATTAGTGCTCGTTTCATGGCTACTTAGCGGGGATTCATTCACACTTATAAAACACGTAGATAAGACGTTATGGAGGCCATATAGTTTAAGACTTCATGTAGTTGAAGCGGATAGAATTTGTACACCTAATTCAAGAAATACTTTCATAGGATTTGGAACAACAGAAGGTAAAGATAAAAACGGAAACAAAATCTTTGATGGCGTAGAAATTGACGATAATGGTGCGATAGTGGCATATCACATTTGCGATCGTCACCCGACAGAAATCAATCTGATAAGTGGACAAAATGCTAAATGGGTGCGTGTAGAGGCCTATGGCGAAATTACTGAGCTTCCTAATGTATTACAAGTAATGGACACTGAAAGGCCTGAACAATACCGTGGTGTTAGTTATTTGGCCCATGTAATCGAACCACTTCTACAAATGAGACGATATACAGAATCTGAGCTTTTAACAGCTGTAATTCAATCGTTTTTCACTGCATTCATTACCACTGAAGAATCACCTGATAAAGTTCCATTTAACGAAACGAGTGATGAAAAAGTATCATCAAGTCCAGATGATTATGAGCTTGGTGCTGGAACCGTAAATATTCTTAAGCCAGGTGAAAGCGTTACTTTTGGAGAGCCAAAGAGACCAGCGAATGGATTTGATACATTTATGCGGGCCATTGCAGAACAAGTTGGAGCATCACTTGAAATACCTGCAGATTTACTATTAAAGTCATTTAACGCATCATACAGCGCAAGTAGAGCTGCTCTACTCGAAGCATGGAAGGCTTTTAAAATGCGTAGAGAATGGTTTGCATCAGATTTTTGCAAACCGGTGTATCTACTTTGGATGTGTGAGGCAGTGTCATCCGGTCGAATAAAAGCACCAGGCTTTTTCACAGATCCAATTATTAGGCAAGCGTGGTTAAGCTCTGAATGGATTGGACCGTCGCAAGGTCAATTAGATCCAGTAAAAGAGATTACTGCAGAAATTCTGGCCATTGAGCAAGGTATTACTACGCGAGAGCAAGCCACGGTAAAAATGAACGGCGGCGATTGGGATGAGAATATGGATATTATTGCACGCGAGAACGAAAAATTATCTCAATCTAGCATGAAAAATGAAATAGTCACAGAGGTTGTAAAATCAATGGTTAAGGAGGGCACAGAAGTTGACAAAAAGTGAAGTGAAGCATCCAGTTCTATTTGGACCACTTAATGCAAACAGTAATATCAATCAGGACAAAAAGAGATTCTGGAACATCGTGGTTAACGATACGGATGATGAAGCTGAAATTATCTTTTACGGTGAAATTGTATCAGCGAGGCCGACAGATTGGTGGAGTGGTGAACCAGTAAAAGGTAATTTTATATGTCCTGAAGAGTTTTTAGAAGATCTAAAACAAGTAAAGGACAAGTCGGTGATAAAACTGCGAATTAACAGTGTTGGTGGGGATTATTACACTGGCAAGGCGATTTATTCACAGCTGAAATCACTAAAGGCGAAAAAAATTGCAATCATTGACGGCATTTGTGCTTCTGCAGCAACATTTATTGCGATGGCAGCAGATGTCATACAGATGCCTGCTGGTTCTACTTTCATGATTCATGATGCGCTAGTTTTTCTGTACGGATATTATAATAAAGCTGGCTTGCTTGAACTTATTAAGATGCTGGATTCAGTAGCTCTAAGCGCCGCTGAAACGTATTCGAATAAGACTAAAATACCTGTAGAAGAACTCTTAACCATGATGCGAGAAGAAACTTGGATGACAGGTAGAGAAGCAGTAGAAAAAGGTTTTGCAGATGAGTTGATTTTTGAAAACGAAGAAATCAGTATGCAAATGTCAGCAGATCGTAAACATCTAATTGCAAATGGTGTTGAGCACAGTTTGTTAGGTTTCAAGAATATTCCAAAGAATATCCCAGTTGTTACTAACTCGGCTACGCCGAGAATTGTAAATATTGAACAAGGAGGAAAAAAGATGTTTAACACAGTAGAAGAGCTCAGACAGGCGTATCCTGATTTGGTGAATCAAATCGAGAATAACGCTAAAGAATCTGGGAAGAACGAGGGCGTAGTCGAAGAGCGAGAAAGAATTAAAAGCATTGACGAAATTCAAAATCGAATTGGTGACAAAAACCTCGTTAACGAGTCAAAGTATGGTGACAAGATTTGCTCGGCGCAAGAGCTTGCATTCAATTTCATGAAAAAAGATGAGGCTGCAGGTTCGGACTTTCAGAATGCAAGAAAAGAAGAATTGAAAGCTGCTAATACCGACAAGGTAAAAGCAAGTGCAAACAGTGGTAATGAATCAGAAGATCCAGAAGGCAGTGTGAAAAATACTGATGAAGTAGCAATTGCAATGCTAGCTGGAATCACAAATAAGGAGGTAAACAAAAATGCCTAAATTGTTGAATGAAACAGTTGGTGTTATGACGCCAGACAATCTGATTTACGACAGCAAACATCCGATTGATGTTAAGTCGGTTAAAATCAGATCAGGTCAAGGTTTATTGAAACGCGGTACTATTTTATCGCTCTCAACGGGTGATGAAGGGGATGAAAATCATGTTATTATAGGCACGGTTGCTGTGGTTGATGAAATTCTAACTGCAGATGCGATCCTTTGTGACGATGTTGAGACAGGTGAAGTTGTTGGCTCAACTTTATTTGCTACAGCTTATAGAAGCGGCCATTTTGCACGTAACTATTTAGCAGTTAAAGCTGCATACACACTTACTCAAGACGATGAAACAGAGCTTCGCAGCGGTGGCATCTTCTTAAGCCACACATTTTAATTTAGGGAGGTCCTAATGTCATTCAACATTTATAAAACAAAGATCATGCTTCAAGCAATGGAGTTGATGATCAAGCGCGCAACTTTTTTAAGAGACAGATACTTTCCTCATAACAAAGCGACTGATCTCTTCCCGACAGAAGAGGTGCTGATTGAAATCCGTAAAGGAAATCGAAAAATTGCACCTGCAGTAATGCCAAGAAAAGGTGGTATTACTATGGAACGTGAAGGATATAGAACCGATCGTTATGAACCTCCATATATCGCGCCTCAACGTGTGCTCACGATTGACATTTTGAACAAAAAAGGCTTTGGCGAATCTTTGTTTTCAAATATCACACCTGAGCAAC